ATTATTAAATATGGGTTCATTTCAAGTACAATTATTTCCTATATATGGTTTTGCTTTAGGAATAAATTACGCAAGTGGTGCAATTGAGGAGTTTTATTATATGGACGAAGACGAACGTATGATACAATTTTTTATTGGTCCTCTTGGTTTGTCAATAGTTTGGTTTAAATAGTATATGGGTAATATTAAAAAAGTAAAACCTAACGAGCCTAAACCAAACGAACACAATCCGCGTTATATTAATAAGGCTAATTTTAAAAAGCTGGTCAATTCATTAAAAGAATTTCCAGAAATGCTAGAAGTTAGGCCTTTAGTAGTAGACGAAAATATGATTGTATTGGGCGGTAATATGCGTTTAAAAGCAATTATAGAAGCTGGATTTAGCGAAGTATGGGTACACCAAGTTAAAGGCTGGAGCGACGAAAAAAAGAACGAATTTATAATTAAAGACAATTCTAGCTTTGGGTCCTGGGACTGGGAAATATTGGCTAATGAATGGAATATGCAGAAAATAGTTGATTGGGGCGTTGATTTACCTAAAGAAATGTTTGCTGACGAAGACGACCCTGTACAGAATAATGTACAAGACGAATTGCCAAAAGAAATTTGCCCAACTTGCGGGTCTAAAATGAAATAAAATGTCATACGATACAGATAAACTTGAACAGGAAGCGCTAGATGCAATAGATAAATACAAGCTATTTTTTATTGAAGATGTCGTTGCTTATGTAAGTTGCTCTAGGGCAACGTTTTACAACCACGGTTTAGACAAATTAGACACTATAAAAGACGCGCTTAGTAAGAATAAGATTAATATTAAGGTTTCAATGCGAAATAAATGGTATAAATCTGAAAGCGCTACGCTTCAAGTTGCACTTATGAAAATGATTGCAACAGATGACGAAGCCCATAGGCTTAACGGTTCTAGGCAAGAAATAAGACACCAGGGAGCAGTTCCGGTAGGTAAAATGTCAGAGGAAGCTAAAAAACAAATAGACGAAATACTAGACAAAGAATACTAAAATGGGAAAATGGAAGCAATTAGCGAGGTTATTAAAGATAAATGTATTGATAGTTTACTATTCTTTACAAGATTTATTTTTAAAGAAAATACAGGTAATAAGTTTGAAGTGGCGCCGTTTCATATCGAACTGGCCCAAACCCTTGAAAAGGTAAATAAAGGCGAAATTAAGCGCCTTATAATCAATATACCGCCTAGATATGGTAAAACAGAGATAGCCGTAAAGATGTTTATGGCCTGGTCCCTTGCTAAAAACCCAGCTTCTAAATTTATACACTTATCATATTCAGATTCTTTAGCGTTAGACAACTCTAGCCAGACAAGGGAGTACATAACAGGAGACGCATACCAAAGCCTTTGGCCATTACGACTAAAAAAAGATAGCCAGAGCCAAAAGAAATGGTACACAACTGCCGGCGGTGGTGTTTACGCTACTGCTTCTGGAGGTGCTATAACAGGATTTGGTGCCGGTACTGGTGGGGCTATTATTATTGATGACCCTTTAAAGCCGGACGATGCCGTTTCAGACGTTAAGCGCTCGTTTATTAATAACCGTTATAATACTACAATAAGATCCCGTGTAAACTCCAGGGAAGTGCCTATAATAGTAATTATGCAAAGGCTACACGAGGACGATTTAAGTGGGTATTTATTAGACGGTGGAAGTGGCGAAGATTGGCACCATTTAAAGCTGGCTGCAATAGATGAAAACAACAATGCACTTTGGCCAAACAAACATAGCTTTGACGAATTAGAAGCTATAAGGCAAGCCGACCGCTATACATTTAGTGGACAGTATATGCAAGAGCCTGCACCGCAAGAGGGTGGCGAATGGCGTAAAGACTGGTTTAATATTATTAATAAAGCTGAAATACCGGCAAATGTGAACTGGGAAATGTTTATTGATGGCGCCTATACAAAAGATACCAGGAACGACCCTACAGGAATACAGATAAGCGGTAAAAGCGGGGACAATCTTTATATACTTAAAAGCATAGATAAGTACCTAGAGATGCCAGAATTAAAGCAATTCATTGAAAGTTTTGTAAAAAGCTGCGGGGTACACGTCCAACAAATATTAGTCGAACCAAAAGCGTCTGGTAAATCATTGGTCCAATTGTTAAGGCGCGAAACAAACTTTAACGTGTCGGAATTAAAAACTGATTTTGTAAGGTTTAGTAAAATTGAAAGGGCCAGGGCGTCGTCGCCTTTTTTGGAGGGCGGCAGAGTTTATCTAGTTAAAGACAATTGGAACGACGCGTATTTGCAGCAAGTTACCACTTTTCCAAACGCTAAACACGACGAACATATTGACGTTACAAGTTATGCAATAGAACGCAATTTAATAAAAGGCTTTTTTGTTGTGTAAAATTCGTATTTTTACAAAAAATTTTATATATAGATGGCTTCAATCTTAGACAGATTTAAGACGCTTATTACTAAACAAGCGCAAAACACAAACATAAATTACAATAAGGCACTATACAACTGGCTAGGTAATTCAATTATTTGGAACTCCGAAAACGACGATACATATATTCGCGAGGGTTACCAAAGAAACGCAACGGTTTACTCTATTATAAACCTAATTACAAAAGCAGCGTCTACTATTCCTTTGCAAATTTATGAAGTAAGCAACGAGGCCAATGCTAAACGCTATAAGTCGATGACTAGCGGCTATATGGATAGCAACGCAATGCACGCGGCTAACGTGCTTAGAAAGCGCGCATTTACTGAAATTGACAATACGCCATTACATAAATTAATGGACAGACCTAACCCTGCGCAATCTTATAACGCCTGGCTAACTGAAATATTAAGTTTCGGTTTGCTTACAGGTAACCGTTATATCTATGGTATTGGACCAGATGCTGGGCCAAATATGGGGCGATATACAGAACTATATGTATTGCCGTCTCAAAACGTTGAAATTGTAAGTGGTGGTATTATGGAGCCTGTACAAGGTTATAAACTGCAATACAATGGAACGTTTGAAGCTGCGGCAGCAGATATATGCCATATTAAAAACTTTAATCCAGATTATGACGGTACTGGAACGCATTTATACGGACAGTCGCCACTTAGAGCTGGTTTAAGAACCTTAACTACAAACAACGAGGCAGTAACTACAGGAGTAAAATACCTGCAAAATCAAACTGCTAGGGGTATTTTAATGAGCGACGAAGGGGATATTAACGAAGTACAGGCGCAACAATTAAAAGATAAATTCAGAAAGCAACACCAGGGAAGCAACAACGCTGGGGACGTTATTATTACACCTTCAAAACTTAGTTGGGTAAATTTCGGTTTACCAGCTACAGATTTAGCGCTTATTGAACAATATAATTCAAGTGTAAAAGATCTTTGTAATATTTACAATATACCAGTACAACTATTAAATAATACTGATAGCAGTACTTATAACAATATGAAGGAAGCCAAAAAGGCTTTATATCAAAACTCTGTAATACCAGAATTGGTTAAACTAAGAGACGAATTAAACAGGTGGCTTACTCCTAAATACGGAAACAATCTATACATAGACTTTGATTTTAGCGCTATTCCAGAACTCCAAGAGGATATGGATAAGGTAGTAGGACAGTTGGGCCAAGCGTGGTGGGTAACACCTAACGAGAAGCGCCAGGCTATGTTTTATGGAGAAGCAGAAAACCCTTTAATGGACGAATATTACATACCGGCTAATTTAATGCCTATTGAAGTAAGTATTCCGGCGCTAGAGAACCCGGGACCTATAAACCAAGAGTAAATGCTTAAAGCGGTAAAAGATACCTGGCAAAATGCGTTTGAACGTACTTTGGACAATGCAGAACGTGCCAGCGTGCGTGATTTTACAAACTACTATAAAACCGAAACCAATAAAGCTATTGGCGTAATGCTTCAAAAGAATAGCATAAGCGAACAGGATTTATTAGGCATATTTACTTTAGATGGTTTTGGCAAGCTATACGAGGGTCTTTACGAGCGTATAGGAATGACTTTTGCCAATTGGTATGCTAAAAACTTTAACAAGTATATAACTAAGGGAGTAAGCGCTAACCAGTTCCAGGAACCCTGGAGGGCGTCGTTTAGAAACCAGGGAATACTTGTTGGGGCGCAAAGGGTTACTTTGGTACAGAACACCGCTAAAACCACTTTAATTAAGGTTTATAAGCAACTGGCAAACGACCCAGTTTTTGCAAGCGAAGGGGAAGTTGTTAAAGCCAAAATGCTAAGACAACAATTTGACCGCTACAGTAAATACCAGGCTGAACGATTAGTGCGTACAGAAGCAACCAATGCGGCTAATTACGCCACTATGCAAAGCGCACAGGATATATTTCCTGGCGCAGATATGCAAAAAGAATGGATTAGCGCGAATGACGAAAGGACCAGAGGCTGGCATAGGATTTCAAACATAAGCGAGCCAATTGTTGATTTTGACAAACCGTTTATTGTTATGGGCGAGGAGTTAATGCGTCCTGGAGATCCTAGAGGAAGCGCTAAGAATGTAATTAATTGCCGTTGTAGTGTAGCGCCATTTCCAAAAGAAGCAGCGCAGACAATTGGTTTAATAGAAGATATTGGTTTTGGATTAAATACAACGCTTACAGACGAAACGCTTATGTCGTTATCGCCAGGCACACAAGCGGCGGTAAATACTATAATAGTCGAGGAGGTTGCAGAGCAATC